AGCGTTGATGAGATTCTAGCATCATGATTTACGCGAAACTTACAGGTGAGGGTGACACAGTCCTGTAGCTCGAGATGAGCCTGCGCCACCCTCAAAACTTTAGTCGGGCTGCTTGCGCTTGCCTTGCTGGTGTCTGCGGCCAGAACCCTTCTTGGTGTGGCTGCGGCTCTTCTCGACATGGTGGCCCATGATGACGCGCATCGGTTCAACGCCGAGGGCCATGAGCAGTCGCTGTGCTGTGGTGAGTGGTTTCATCGTTTTCTCCTTGGTGATCAAAATGGGATGTCGTCATCCATGTCGTCGTCGGGGCCACGGGCTGGCGCAGATGCAGCAGCTCGAGGTGCTGCAGCTCGAGGCTCGGCAGGGCGCTGGTAGCCTCCATCACCTTGCTCTTTGGGTGGCAGGTGAATGTCGATCTCAGACACAGACAGGCGCAGCGCGGTTTTCTTTTCGCCAGTTTGTCGGCTGGTGTACTCGTCGAGCGAGACGCGACCGATGGTCGTCAGCTTGATGCCCTTCTTGAGAAATGGGTGTAGCGTTTTGGCACGCTTGCCGAAGAGTGCGCACTCGACCCACATGGTCTTGGGGCTTTGTTTTGTGCCCACATCAACCGCTATGGTGAAGTTGCAAACGTCCTCCCCCATAGAGGCAACGTGGTTGAGTTCTGCATCGCGGCCAAGTCGACCGCCGAAGGTGGCGAGGTTCATAAATTTTCCAATTCAGTAATCATGATTTCAATTTTGCCGTCTTTCACAGGTGACCGCCGTTCGATGCAGATGCGGTCGAACTGGCTGTCGTCTTCGATGACCTCGGCGTAGGTCAGGGAATCGAGTGTTGCTTTGAGAATGTTGTCGAGGTCGCGCCGTCTTCGGTCAGGCGGGTACGCAGTTAGTTGAACTGACAATCGGCCATTACACTTTTTGCATGTGTAGTTGTTGACTTTGAGTTGCATTACAACCAGATTACGAAACGCACGGCCTGCCTCTGAGATGAGGTGACGGCCAGCAAGCGGCCCACGGGTGGGGTGTCGCCAGTAAGAGTTCACTGAGGGGGGCCAAGGCAATGTCAGCTCAATCACCTTGAGCCTCGGCCAAAGATTAGATCGTGCGCAGTCAAGTCGATGCCGCGATCCCAAGCAGCTTTCAAAACCTTTTGTTGATAGGGCGCAGGCACGAGGCCTGTTTTGCCCCAGCGCGATACTGCAGATGCTTCGCAATCAAGAACACGCGCAGCGGCACGCACCCCGCCGAATGCGTGGACGACCAGCTTTGAGGGTGGAATCAGTACGTTGCTCATTTCGCAACATTATGCCCGATTCACAGCGGCGGTGTCCATCTTGCACCCCGATGCGAATCGTGCAATGTGATGCGGGGATGACAATAGATACGCAGTGGTTCATGGATCGTTTGGCAGCTCGCGGCATGTCGCAGCGAGGCCTTGCCAAACTCATGGGTGTCGACGGCTCGGCCATCTCTCTGATGTTCAGGGGCAAGCGCAAGATGCCACTGGAGGAGGTGGCCCAGCTCGCCGCCCTGCTCGATACAACGCCCAACGAAATCCTCGAGCGCAGCGGCGTGCGCGTGCCAGCAGGCGACACGCTGGTCAAGATCATCGGCTTCGAGCTGGGTGATGGCAGTGTGCAGCTCGCAGGCGAGGGCGCTCACGAGATGGTGGAAGCGCCGCCAAACCTACCCACCAAAGCTGCGGCCATCCAAGCCCGCACAGCAGGCACTGAGCGTGCGATGTATGACGGGTGGCTCTACTACGTTGCAGCCGACCACATGAACCCACAGGCGGCGCTGGGCAACAAGGCGCTGGTGGCTGTGAAGGGCAACGGCCTGATGCTGGCCCATGTCACCAAGGGCTATCGCAAGGGCACATACAACCTGATGAACCTGCGCGGTCAGGCCACCGCAAACGTCGAGCTGGCGTGGGTTTCGCCCGTCTTCTGGATCAAGACTGTCGCGTAAATACAACGCACAACTCAATTTTTTTGCATCTTTTTTTGCCCTGCGTTGACTTTCATGCCCAAAGTGTTGCTAGAATAGCATCACCGCAGCAAATTTCGCAGCGGCATTTTTCAGGAGTGAGTAATGTCAATCAATGAGCAAATCAAATCCCTCGAGCAAGCTGGCTACAAAGCCGTTGCAGGTTTCACACCCGACACCGTTCTGATCCAAGAACCCGTGTTCGTCGGCGCAGGCGCAGCCGCTGGCCGATTCCTCGAGTTCCGCGCCGTCACCGTTCCCGCCGACCAAGTCGAGCAGTTCATCGCTCAACGCAAATAAGGGGAACGACATGACCATGACACCCAAGCAAGCCCGTGACGCAGAACACAGCGACCTCGACAACCTCTCGATCCACGAAATCGACATCTGCGCTGACATCGACTGCTACTTTGAAGCAGAGACAGGCAACCTCTGGCACGCTTATGTTGGCGACCACGACATCTTCAACGTGATGCGCGACAGCAGCATCGAATACCTCGAGCAACAGTACGCCAAGCACTGCCGCAAACAACGCGAGCAAGACGCCATCGACCGCGCTGCTGACCGTTACGAAGCTCGCCAGCTCGACGCTGTGATGAACAGCCGCGAATGGATGCCCACCCTCAACAACCTCTCTATCCGCGCATCATGAAAGCCACCGCCTACCTCTTCATCCTGTACGTCATCGCCATCGCGGTGGTGTACGCCGACCTTTTTATTTGGCGCGTTTGATGCGCTTTTCTCAGCACCGAAAGGAAAATCACATGGCAACCGAAGTCATCAAATTTCAAACCGAGCAAGAATGGCTCGACCTGCGCAAGAAAGACATCACCAGCACTGATGTGGCCGCGCTCTTCAACTTGTCGCCCTACAAGACTGAGTTCGAGCTGTACCACGAGAAGCTCGGCAACCCTGCCGCATTCAAAGCCAGCGAGCGCATGCGCTGGGGCAACCGTCTCGAGAGCGCCATCGCATACGGCGCAGCCGAGGATCACGGGTTCACCGTGCAGCCTCTTAAGGTCTACATGCGCAACCCTGACCTGCGCATTGGCTCGAGCTTTGACTTTGAAATTCTGTCTGAGCAGCACGGCCAAGGCATCATGGAGATCAAGAACGTCGACAGCTTGATCTACAAGCGCAACTGGACTGATGACGGCAACGGCAACATCGAAGCGCCCGAACACATCGAGCTGCAAGTGCAGCACCAGATGGAAGTCAGCGGCTTTGAATACTGCGCCATCGTCGCCTTCGTTGGTGGCAACAGCACCAAGATCGCATACCGCCGCCGTGACCCTGAGATCGGCAAGGCCATCCGTGATCGCGTCGAGCAGTTCTGGGGTCGCGTCGAGGCCAAAGAAGCACCCAGCGCAGACTACAGCAAAGACGCTGACCTGATCGCGCAGCTCTACAGCCAAGTCAACAAAGGCGAGCTGATCGACACCAAGGACGATGACGTTCTCGCCAACCTCGTCGAGCAGTACCGCGATGCCAAGCAGTCGCAGGCTCACTTCGAGAAGATGGCCGATGGCTTCAAGGCTCGCATCCTCGAGCGCGTCAAGACTGCGGAGAAGATCATCAGCCCTTTTGGTTCAATCAGTTTGGGCATGGTGAAGGACACACCACCAAAGCTCATCACCGCCGACATGGTCGGCACATCCGTAGGCGGTCGCGCAGGCTACCGTAGTTTCAAGTTCACCCCCGTCAAACAGTAAGGAGAAAACCCATGACATCAACCGCACTCACCCCAATGGAAGCCATGCGTGGCACGCTCACCAAAATGAACGCTGAGTTCAAAGCCGCGCTGCCCCCACAAATTCCCGTCGAGAAATTCATTCGCACCACGCTCACCGCCGTGCAGATGAACCCCAACTTGCTCGAGGCTGATCGCCGCAGCTTGCTTGGCTCGTGCATGAAGGCAGCGCAAGACGGCCTGCTGTGCGATGGCCGCGAGGCTGCTCTGGTGATGTTCAGCAACACCGTTCAGTACATGCCAATGGTTGGCGGCATCCTCAAGAAGATGCGCAACAGCGGCGAGATCGCCAGCATCAGCGCTCATGTGGTCTACAGCTTTGACCACTTCGACTACGCGCTGGGCGACGACGAGCAGATCACGCACAAGCCTTTGCTCGGCGGTGATCGCGGCAAACCAATCGCTGTGTACGCCATTGCCAAGACCAAGGACGGCGCGATCTACCGCGAGGTGATGTCGGTCACCGAGGTCGAGAAAGTACGCGCTGCAAGCCGTGCTGGTAAGTCTGGCCCGTGGGTTCAGTGGTGGGACGAGATGGCACGCAAGACCGTCATTCGTCGCATCGCCAAGCGCCTGCCATCGAGCGCCGATGTCGACGCAGTGATCGACGCAGACAACGAGGCCAGCGGCTTTGTGCAGCAGGGCCACACCATCGACATCACGCCGCCTGCACCGAGCATCGACAACCCAGCCGAGCCATCACGCTTGAAGGCTGCAATCGACGCTGAGACAGGCGAAGTGAAAACAGCAGGGGAGGCAGCATGAGGATCAACAAGTGGGACAAACAATCAATCGTCAAAGCAATCATGGACGATGTGCCAAAGCCAGACAAATACAAACGCCGCAACGAGCTGCAAGCTGCCGTTGTGAAGCTCATGTCTCCTGTGTGCCGCAAGCTGTTTAAAACAACGTCAACAGCGTTGGCTAGATACCACGTTGGTGACTTGATTTCTGAATGGGGTCATGAAACGCGCTACATCGTGTGCGGTGACGTTCCAGAAGAGAAAATCAAGGAACTCACGCAGAAGTATTGGGACGAAGAAAAAGCACACGATGCAGCTCGTCGCAGCCTCAAGTGCGCGGTGGAGGCATGCACCTCATTGAAGCAACTCAACGAGCGCCTGCCTGAGTTCAAAAAGTATTTCCCAACCGAAGAGAAGCCAGTTGCGAACTTGCCAGCATTGGCAAACGTGGTGGCCGATCTCAGCAAGCTCGGCTGGCCCAAAAACAAACAACTCAAGGAGGCAGCATGATCGTCGACTACAAAGACCGCGCATGGTTCATCCTGCAACAGCTCAAGGAATGCGGCGAGCAGACACGCGATTCGCTGATCGGTGGCGATGAGTACACGAAAGAGGTTCTCACCCAACTGATCAGGGCAGGGCTGGTCAAGCCTTGGGACAGCATGGTGTCGCTGACCGTCAAGGGTTCGCGCACGCTGCGCAAGGTGAACGACGAGCAGGCTGGCCCGATGCAGTTTGCAGGCAAGCGCCTCATCAGCACTGGCACAGTGGGTGGCACATACGATGGCAAGGAGCTGCGCCAGACCTGCCTGCGTGCTGGTGCATACGATGCCTTCTCACTACCCAGCTTGATCGGTGGCGAGCATCACTATCGCAAGGAGATCGCAGCATGACCAAATGGAAGCAAAGACGCATGGCGGCAGCGCTGCAAGAAGCAAACCTACACAATCAATTTGTGACCGCCGCCATTCAGGTGATCATGCCAAGCGTGGTCGACGAATTGAAGCGGCGCTCGTATTCAGAAGACAGGACACGCCTTTTGAAAAGCACTGCGGCAAAAGCCTGCATCGCTATGGCCGACGAACTGATGAAAGCGAGGGCAGCATGACAACCACGTTGACAACCGAGCAGCTCGCCGTGCGTTGGAACATGCAGCGCAAGACGATCTACAACTGGCGCATCGCCAAGAAGGGGCCACCCTTCATCAAGGTGGGAGGAGGGCGCAACGGCAAGGTGCTGTACCGCCTCGAGGACATCGAGAAGTGGGAAGCAGACCGCATGAAAGGGGTGGCGTGATGGAAGACAAGCAAATCTGCATCTGCGGCCCCTCGTTCTGGGATGTTGTCTACCTCGTCGGCGCTGGGTTCGTTCTCGGCATCGCGCTGTGCGTGTTCCTCGATCTCGTGGTGGTGTGCAAATGAGCGTGGCCGCAACGTCAATCGAGAACTACCGCGAGCATCGCAGCAGCGGCAAGCTGGGCAAGCAAGCGCAGGCGCTGGTCAAGTTCCTTGCGCTGCACACCAACCGCGATTGGTCGCGTGCAGAGCTGGCGCAGGCCACTGGCATGCAGCTCTCGAGCGTGTGCGGTCGGGTCAACGAGCTGATCCACACCATGCACCTTGAGCCAGCGCCGCCGCGCAAGTGCTTTATCACTGGCAAGAAGGTGAACCCTGTGCGCTTGCGTGGGTTGTTCTGACACCCACCACATCTAGTGCGAATTTCGCATTTCAAGGGCCGCGCTCGAAAGGGCTGCGGCCTTTGTGTTTTCAAGGGGTTAGCGCAAGGCCTGCTGATCCCATTCGCATAAGGTATATTGTGGTTAATTTCCTCGCGGCCACTACATCTAGTAGACCCAACGAGCCGTTGGTTTTTTCGGTGGCCGACCTCGACCCCTGATCTCACGCAGTTTGCGGTCAGCGTTGCGCACCGCGCTGCGAGCCTCACCAAGCGTCAGGGTAGGGCGCTCGTCCCTGAATCGCCCTAGATAGTCCAACTGTGCTGCAAGCCCCCTCAAAGCCTCGGCAACGCGCCGCAGATGTTCGACGTTCTTTAGCGGGATGGTGAGGCGCACGGTGATGCCTCTGCTGCCCTGCTCGTAGTCGTTCAGATGATCTGGGTTCTTCCTCATGCGCAAGACATACCACATCTAGTTTGAATTTCGCAACGGTGATGGTGTTATCACAGCACACAAAAAAAGCCCCACCGAAGTGGGGCCAAGGCTTCTGCAAAGAAGCGGGAGACAATCAGGCTGCGTGGTACTCAGCTTCTGTCATGATGCCGACCTTGTACTTGTTCTCTGGTCGGTAGATCGTCAGCTTTTGCTGGCGCATCTCTGGTGCGAAGCTGATGTGCATCCAGCGGCCAAACTCGTGGATCATCTGGTCGAACTTGATGCCCAGCTCTTCGACCTTGTGGCAGAGCTGGATAGGGGTGAGCGACGAACTCGACACATCAATCGCCCAGCCGTCCATGTGACTTGATACTTTGCTGCCGCCCACAGCCACGTTGACATCGGGCAAGCGCAGCCATGAGTTGATACGCAACGGGCCAACAGCAACGCGCAACTGCTCGAGCTGTGCTGCTGCATGCTTCATGTTCTCGAGCTGCAGTGTGCTTGGCTGGTTGTTGATACCGAGGCGCACAGCAGTCTCGCTGTAGGTTGCTTCGTCAAGTGTGAAATGTTCGCTTAGTTGCATTACTTACCTTTCGTTGAGTTTGCGGGTGGTGTCGTTGTAGTAGTCGATGAGGGAGTTGAGCTGCCTGATGGCTTCGTCTCCTTCGGCTGCGAGTCCGACAAGAGATCGAGCAGTTCTTTGGTCAATTTCGCATCGCGCTTTGACGCCAGCTCTGGGGGCAGCGGGGGGCTTTGCGGCGGGTTGAACACCGCTACAGGCGACTGACAGCCGCAGAGCGCCAGACTCAATGTCAGCATTGACGCGAGAGATTTCAGCCTTTGCATCTTCTTGTACCTTTCTCAGTTCGTTTGCGTGGGCGATGGAGATTTGATTCAGCTCGCGCTCTGTGTCGCGTGCCTTCTCGTTTAGTCGTGCGACCTCTGCTTGCTGCTCGAGGTACGCATCGTGGTGGCCCTTGAAGTAGCCACCACCAAAGGCGCTGCTGATCGCCAGCATCACGCCCAAGATCAGCCACGGGTTAGGAAGCAGACCGAACATCGTTGTCATCCTTGTTGTCTACGATCACCGTGTTGGTGATCTTGGTTTCAGGTTCGGGTGGAGCAGCAGGCGAGGCAGGCGTTGGGGTCATGCCCTTCGCGCCAAGCAACAGCGTGAGAACTGAGAACACTTGCACCACGATCAGCTTGAGCGTGTCGTAGTTGAACTTGTCAGCAGGCGCGATGTCCTTCATCGGCTGCTCGACACTCGTGGTGTTCATCACGAATGCAGCGACGATGGTGATGAGGATGATGCAGAAGGTGGTAATGATGCGCTTCTTGTTCGTCGCATCCATCTGCTCGGCAGTTTGTTGAGGGCCGCGAAGGATCGCCACGATCCTCTCGAGTGCGTCTAGCCAATTCATTCTTTCTCCTTGTGGATGAGGTAGTCGGTGCAGTTCTGCTTGGCCTCGCAGTCGGGGTGCTGGCAGTCCTTGTCGTTCCAGTGCTTGGGGTCTTGGCAGTGATACCTGTAGCGTTCTTCACAAGCTGATGTGAAAACCGCAGCACACAGCGCAAACAAAATCAATAGCGCTCTATTCATCTGTCCTCTCTTTCTTCGTTTCGGTTTTGAATCTCTCGCGCTCTTCACGCAGCAGCACGATTGCCTTGTCCACCTCGCGCTTGTTGTGTCGCAGCGCGGCGTCAACAGTCATCAAGCGCAACAGCATGAACGCCATCAACACGAAGCCGATGAAGATCACCACGCACAGCATGAAGATCACAGCATTGTCTTCGTGTTTAGCCATACCACTCCCATCAACGTCCAGAAGTACCAGATCAAAACAGCAGCCCAGAACCAAGTCATGTTGCGATCAATCTCATCGCTGCGCCTTTGCGCTGCAATCGCCTCACGCTTGGCTTTCTCTCTGCGCTGCTTCATCTGCCGCGCTGCCTGTCCAGCCTTGACCTTGTCCTGCATGTCTTTGAACTGCGTCCAGATCGGGCCAAGTTGCCAAGGCGCGTTGGTGGTCATCAGTGACATCAGGGCAGGGTAGGCCGAATCGATCTCGACCTGTAGCTGCGTCAGCTCCAGCACTTCCTTTTGGTCGATCTCGTCCTTTCCAAAAACTTCTGCGTATCGCTTTTCAGTGAACGCCTTTAGTACGCTGTAGTTGTCGAACCACTCACCGAGGTGGCCGATGAACTGCTGCACCACTTCGTCTTGGGTTGGGATGTGTTCGACGTACTCGTCACGCTTGGGTTTCTTCTTCGCGGGTCGTTCCTCGACGGTGGCTGCACTGGAAACGGCCACCGCTGTGGTGGTGGGTTTGTCCTTCCGAAACAAACCAGTGAGCCATGACCAGATGCCAGTGACCTCGGCGTAGAGCTTCTTGGCGTCAGCGACACCACCCTCGACAGTCTTCTTGACGCGCTGCACTTCGACTGTGCCCTCGCGTAAACAATCGCAACAGAACTGAATGCCAGCCCACGCGCCACGCATGGCGTTGAGTGCGATGACAATCTCTGGCCCCACATCAGTTGGCCTTGTCCTGCTTGTTGTCGAGCTTGTCGAAAATCTGGCGCAGGATTTCCTTCACCTCTTTGATGTCTTCGCGGTAGTCAGCCTTTTGCACATAGTCGTGCGGCAGCGTGTCTTTGAAGTTCGACAGTCTCTCTTCAAGCACGTTGATCTTGTCCTCGAGCTTTTGGTTCTGTCTCGTCATCGAGTTCAAGACCCACAGCGCAAGACCGCCAGCGCAACTGACGGCAATGTTGAAGATGACTTGGTTGTCCATAAATTCTTTCAGTATTTACCTTCCGAAAAGACGTTCACGAACACCGTGCCGTCTTCTAATGCTTCGATCTCGTGCCACTCGGCAGCAACCAAGTTGACGGGCTGCGTGTCTTTGGTCATCACCAGCTCGCGGCCTTCTTTGCGCACAATGATTGAACCAGCGTGACACATCGTCAGGTGTGAGTAGACATGCTCGTGCTTTGGCAGACCTTCGCCTTTGTTGGCGTGGTAGACGTTCAGCATTGCGCCGTCATAGGTGACGGAGAAGCGAGGGTTGACCGTGTTCATAGCGTTTGAGCGCCCTGCACTGTAGGCTGATTTTCGGCAGGGGGCGGTGGCACATATTCGGCGATTGGGCCAAACTCGCCAGCAAGCGCCTTTGCGTGCAGCACTCTGCCATGCTCATGGCAATCATCTTCCGATGCGCCAAACGGGAGAATGGCATCGCCAAACTCTGCAAAGGTCACTTGCAATTCGATGATCTTGTTGTCGGGAGTTGCGTATTTTGGATTTTGCGCTGAAGTTACTTTGAGCATGTTTATCCCTTTAAGCTGTACGAACAAAAAGAAATGGCTGGTTGGTAAAACATCCTGTCGTGACTAGGCCACCAGTTACTCCTAATGCCATCCATGTCCCACCCCTTGCCGTTTGACCAGCGCCAGTTTGACCATTAAATGTATAGATTGTTGAATAACTAGAACCAGTAGTTGCAAGCCCACCTGTAAGATTTGTCAAACCTATTGCATAACTGCCAACACTAAATGCAGCAGGCGCAGCAATGCTCAACGTACCTGTGCTTGTGATCGTGCCGCCTTGCAATCCGTTGCCTGTTGCAACAGAGGTCACGCCAGCAGCAGGAGCAACAAGAGCTTGACCACTGGCTTTCGTGTAGTTGATGCAGCGCCAGTTGCCTGCGCCGAGCGAGATGAATGTTGCAACATCACCAGCAGCCGTTGTGATGTTTGCAGCACTCGGCAGAATCAAAGACGTTGCGTTGTGCGTCAATGTCAGAGCAGCAGCAAACGTCACGATGCGAATCGCACCAGCCTGCACAGTGCCAAGCGCAGTGATCGTCGTCGTGCCTGTGACGCTGACGTTCTCAGATTGAGTGGTCGATAGATCGGTGGTCGCGGCAGACGCAATAGTCGCCAGCGAGCGCTCGATCATCGTTGATGGTACGGTTGTTGTCATGGTGGTTCCTTAGAGCGTTTGAGCGCCTTCAACAGTTGGCTGCGCTTCTTGGGCTTGCAGCGCCGCCAGCATTGCCGCTTGTTCATCAGCGGCATTGATTGCGCCACTTTCACCGACTGCGGGGAGTTTAACTGCTCGCATTTTTTCCAGCCAATAATTTACTGGCGAATACATGCGCACGACCTGCTCAGTG